CTAATAAGGATTATTACTACCAACTTCAAACTTATATGTATCTGACAGGTAAAACTAAGGCCCAGTTAGTTTATGTTTTAATGAATACTCCCGACGAATTAACTTTCGAGGAATCTTTCGACTATACAGAAATTAATAGTAAGTATCGTATTAAGATATTCGACATAGATTACGAGGAGGACGTAATAGAAGAGTTAAAAAATAAAGTTATAGAATCTAGAGAATATATAAAAGAATTATGCAAGTAAAAGACGTAGATACGCTATATAGCGATTATTTAAAAGTAAGGGATATCTTAAGAGGTCGGGCCATTTATTTAAATGAGTTAGAGAATTTATGTAAGAAAGAAGGAATAGACGAAGAGGTAATCCAAACTATGCGAGACCTAGGCCAAATTAAAAGACGTATCCGAGAAGACGGTATACCCGATAATAAAATGATACTACATAGACAGGATACTAGCCACTACGCGGCCGTAGGAATGGACGAAAACGCTCAATTTTACGAAGATTATAAATTAGATAATCGATTAACGCTAGATAATTTACTAGATATTATAAGCCAATTTTATAGAGAAAGTAAGCGAGATATTAAAAGCCCTTGTAGAGTTAAGTCTCTAGTAATATGTAGGCAAGTATTTTGCTATCTTAGTAAGACTTATATTCCTAATATTACGCTAAAGAAAATCGGATTTTTTCTAGGAGGTAGAGACCACTCTACGGTTATTAATTCTATAAGAAACCACGAAAACGATATAGAATATACTAAAGGCTATAAAGACGAATACAATAAAGTGAAAGAATTTTTAATAAATAAATTATGAATATTACAAAGCAAGTTAAACAGTTATTGACAGAAAGCCCAGAAATGAGAGACAAGCCTAAAAAGTTAATCCGTAAAGCCTTACAGAGTGCTTACGGGGTTAACGTATTATCCGCTATGATTATCTCAGAACACTACAAAAATGTTCTAACGATAACTAGAGCAAGTCGTAAAATCCAACAGGACTACGAAGAGCTTAGGGGTAAAGAATGGGAGAAGCGTAAAGGTATAAAGGCCGATATAGTTAAAGCTAAATTAGGCTACAAATGAGAGTAATTTTTATTTTGTTAAATGTTGGTTTATTTCTAGCTACTTCCTCTATGGGAGTAGTTAGGAGTATTCCTAAAAAAGATAATCTTATAGAGGCTATTATATGGGTCGAAAGTAAAGGGGATACTCTAGCTTACAATAAATACGAGGAAGCTTTAGGCTGCCTTCAGATTAGGCCTATAATGTTAAGAGAAGTAAATAGACTACTTGCAAAAAATAGTATTAAAAAGGTATATACTTTAAAGGACAGAACTTCCAGGAGTAAATCTATAGAAATGTTTAACGTAATTAGAGGCCATATAAATAACCCTACAAACGAACGAATAGCTAGAACTTGGAACGGTGGATATAACTACGGAGAATCTACTCTAAAATATTGGAATAAAGTAAAATCTAGATTATGAGAATTTTAGTAGGTTGCGAAGAATCCCAAGCGGTAACTATAGAGCTTAGAAATTTAGGCTACGAAGCTTATAGCTGCGATATATTACCTTGTAGCGGAGGTCGTCCCGAATGGCACATTAAAGAAGACATTTTAAAAGTAATAGATAGAGGTTGGGATATGTTAATAGCCTTTCCGCCTTGCACTCATTTAGCGTTAAGCGGCTGCCAACATTGGCCACAAAAACAAAAAGACGGTAGACAGCAAAAAGCTATAGATTTTTTTATGAGTTTAGTTAAGGCCCCAATAGAAAAAATATGTATAGAGAATCCTATGTCTATAATGTCTACGGCCTACAGAAAACCCGACCAAATTATACAGCCCTGGCAGTTTGGCCACGAAGCACAAAAGACTACGTGTCTATGGCTAAAGAATTTAAACAAATTAGAGCCTACTAATATCGTATCGAAAGGAGAATTTATAGAATTTGTAAGCAAAAAAGGTGTTAAAAAAAGACAACCTAAATGGTATTTTGACGCACTAAAAAATTCTAAAACTAAAGAAGATAGAAGAACACTAAGAAGCAAAACTTTTAAGGGTATAGCCGAAGCTATGGCCAATCAATTTACACAACCACTTAAACAATATAAATTATTATGAATAAAAACAAAACATTTAAAATAGAAGAGGTATTAATGGATAACGAATTAATAATTACAGGCAATGTAGAAGACGGACTAAAGACTAATTTTTTAGACGCAGATTTAGACCCTTTTAAAGTTGACTTTAATTACGACGACTGTGCTACTATAAAGACAAATGGCTCTAAATACATATCAATTAGTCGAGAGAAATTAATAGCTTTAGCCAAACTAGTAGAATTAGCAGACAAAATATACGAACAAAATTATGAATAAACACATTTTAATCTACGCTATAATTACGATTATAGTACAAATCGTTATCATTAGCGACCTACTAAATAAAGCTAGTAGCCCTCCTGTAATTAAAGAAACAGTATTAACGAATACAGATACTATCTATTTAGAGATAGATAGCCTTAAAACTAAGTCAGATACTATTAAATTATATTATGAAAGAAAGACTAGCAATTATCATATTTTGCCTCGTAGCGAACGTATACGCTTATTCGCAGATAGAATTAACAGATAACAAGGGAGATACTTTAATCTGTATAACTATCCCGCAAATGGATAGAATATATATAGAACTTTTACAAAAAGATAGCTTATTAGACCAATCTAAAATTAATAGGGCTATACAATTTAAATACATTCAAATAATAGATAGCACTCAAAAAGATATAGAGTCGCTTAAAACGTCTATAAATAGCCTTAAATCTAAAAATACAGACCTATTTAATGAGTCTCAAAAAAATAGATCTAAATTAATTAGGACAAGAAAGGTAGGTATAATTATGGTAGGTATTATTATATTACAGGCCTTATTATAATGGATGTTCTAGAACTATTTGCGGGGTCTCGTTCTATCGGTAAAGTAGCCGAAGAGCACGGACATAAAGTTTACTCTTCAGATATAGAAGATTTTGGCTCTATAGATTATGTTATAGACATTCTAGAATTTGATATTTCAAAAGTGCCCTTTATTCCCGATATGATTTGGGCCTCTCCTCCCTGTACTTATTTTAGTGTCGCTTCAATAGGTAAACATTGGAACGAAAATCACACCCCTAAGACAAAAGAAGCGGCTATAGGAGTTAAAATAGTATATAAAACTCTAGAAATAATAAACCATTTTATAGCTATAAATCCCGACCTAATTTATTATATAGAAAATCCTAGAGGTAAATTAAGAAGCCTACCCGTTCTTAGTCATTTAGAAAGGGTTACTGTTTGGTATTGTAGATATGGAGATACTAGAGCCAAGCCTACCGATATATGGAGCAATAATATATATAACCCTATGTTTAATCCTAACTCCTGGGAGCCTAGGCCCGAGTGTTGGAATGGTAATAATCGCTGCCACCACGAAGAGGCCCCTAGAGGGAGCCAAACAGGGACGCAAGGCTTAGCTAATAACCACGAACGTAGTAAGATACCCTACGAGCTTTGTAAGGATATAATTCTAAACTTATAACTCTAATTTTATAGCCTCTTCTAGACTTAAAAAAGCTACCTCTTTTGTTATGATATTATTATTAGCGAATTTAGTAGTAGCCCTTAGCTTTTTATCTACCCAAATAGGGTCTATTTCTAGAAGGTCAAAAGAATAAATCCCTTCGGGCGTAGAATTTATATACATAGGTATATCTAAATGCTTACCCGTCTCGAATATCATAGCGTTATATTTCTTTTTTTCGAGTAGTAAAGTAGGGAAATGCTTACTTCTACATTTAAGCTCTATCCTGTGTTTGAATTTAGGCGAATAGCAATCCCATCGGGACATTTGATTCTTAGCTTTTACGAGGTCAAAATATACGAACTCTTTAAGCCAATCAAATAACCGCTCTTCGTCCCAATTATACACTAGTACTTTTCTTTAGATACGTCAAAAGAAGGACAGGCCTTTTTAGGGTTTAAATCTCTATGGCCTAATATTTCGACGTCGGGAAATTTCTTAGTAATTTTACCTATAAGAACTCTTAAAGATTCTTTTTGCTCGTCTGTTCTAGTATCTTTTGGCTTAGTATTCTTTTTATTCATACCTCCAACGTAGCAAATCGCGATACTATATTTATTATGGCCGATACAATGGGACCCTATTTGGGATATATCACGGCCCGTTTCTATCGTCCCATCTAATCTAATTAAAAAATGATACCCCACATCAAACCACCCGTTACCGTTTACGTGCCAATCTCTTACATCTTCTATACTTACGTCTCTACCTTCGGGGGTAGCAGTAGTATGTATGATTATTTTGTTAATATTTCTCATAATTTATGGTAATTGTAAAAATCAACATATACAAAGTTATAGTATTATAGCTAAAATCTTCGTCTTTGCCTACATACTCCCACCCTATCGCTAGTCTATCGTGTGGATAATGGCCTACTATGTATATCTCGTAATTCAAGTTATAACTGTTTTTTTACTTTTTTTAAATTGTTGATATGTTTTATCGTTTTATCTATAAAGGAATACCCTTTTACGGCCTCCCAGGATTCGTCCATAGACTTAGCCTCATTAATTATAAGCGTTAGAGCTATTATTTTAGTGGCCATAAAT